AAATGCTTTAGGAGCATTAACTGTAATCAATTACAACAATGGTCGTCAAGCTACACCAGAATTGGCTAGGCAAGAGGCGAAAAAAGTTCGTGATAATTACGTCGGAACGGATAATCAAGCGAAAGTAATCGTTTCATTTAACGAAAGCGCAGAGAGTGCGGTTGTAGTTGACCAATTACACCCACCTGAATTGAACCAACAAAATGTATTTTACTCTGAAGAGGCTGAAAGAAAGTTAATCGTGGCGCATTCAGCTCCACCGATATTATTCTCAGGCTCTAATTCGGGAAGTGGATTCAGTTCGAATGCAGATGAAATAGCAGTAGCGACTAAAGGATTATACAGAAGACATATAAATCCAATGAGAGGTGTAATTTTAAACGGGCTTGAATCTATTTTTAAATTGATTAATCCAGAAATAAAATTGGACTTTAAGGATTTCAAAGAAGAAACCGAATTGGAAAATAAAGCTGAAGTTGTAGGAAGCCCTCAGGCGATTACTTTAGATGATAAAACTCTAGAAGCACAAGCCCAATTAAAAGGCTCTGTCGGTGGAGTTCAGTCTTTATTAGAAGTTCAAGCCTCATATTCATCTGGAACTACTAGTTATGAAAGCGCAATTGCAATACTAGATCTGATTTTCGGATTCAGTAGAGAACAAGCGATTCGATTATTAGGAAATCCGCAAAAAGAAAGTACACAGATATGATAACATTATGGTTAAATTCGAATGATATTCCAGCATTAACTGCTTTCAGTGGGAATATTGACGCAGATAGTTTAAAGCCTCATATTTATACGGCTCAAACTACCGATTTGAAAAGAGTTCTTGGACTAGAGTTGTACAATAAAATCGATGAAGATTATATCGCTGGAACACTAGACGGGGTTTATAAAACTATTTATGATAATTACGTCGTGGATATGTTAACATACTTCGCCTGTACTAATTATATGGCTTTCGGTGGCTATAAAACTTCAAACAACGGAATCTATAAAGAAGGAAACGTTGATTTAAAAGAGGTTTCTGTATTAATCGGAAGGTACAAGCAATTAGGAACGAACGTTGAACTGAACTTCTACGATTATATGAAAACCATTTCGATTAACGAGTGGTTAAATACGACCGATATTGAAGACAACAAAGTAATTCCTTGGTATTAAGATGGCACAGCAATTTATAAACGTATCGCAACCAAATGACGGATTAGGGGATTCTTTAAGACAGTCATTTATAGAAACGAATGAGAACTTTAGCGAACTCTATCAGAATAAAGTCGATAAAGTAACGGGCCAGGGATTATCTGATAATAATTTTACCGATGCCGAGCAAGTAAAGTTATCGAATATTCAAGAAAACGCAGAAGAAAATGTTCAGCCCGATTGGAATCAGAACGATGACACTCAAGACGACTACATTAAGAACAAGCCGACAACTTTAGGATTCCAAGAAATTTATAATTCAGAAGTTTTGTCTCAAGGAACGGAAACATTCAACCTTCCAGACGGAGTTGTTGTAGCAATGATTCACGTCGAAAGAGGTTTTAAACTTTCTACGGAATGGAGTCAGGCAAGTAACGTTTTAACAATTACGGGATTAACCGCAGTTGGAAAACGTGTTTCAATATTAGGATTCATAAAATAAATAAACAAAAAACAAATGAAAAAATTAAAATTATTTATCAGCTTATGGTTTACTATGTTTTCGATAGTAATGTTTGGCCAAGCGGAGTACGAAAAAATTGCTATAACGCAAAACACCCAAGACAACACAGCGGGTCGATTATTAGTTCAAGACGTTACAACTGGCGAAGTTCGCTGGATTTTAAAAAGTATCTTGGACAACAAATTCAATCAGCCAACTGGCGATGCAACTCAATACCTAGACGGGGCAGGAAATCCTACAACATTCCCAGTATTAAGTCAATCAGATCGAGTGATTACAGAGGTTAGAAATAGCACTGGTGCTACTATAACAAAAGGAACAGTTGTTTATTTAAACGGAGCGACTGGCGGAAAACCAAACGTTCAGAAGGCTCAAGCAAACGCAGAAGCTACTTCATCTGGAACCTTCGGAGTTATTCAATCCGATATAAATAATAATTCAAACGGCTACGTTGTAGTAATAGGAACTGTTTTAGGATTAAACACGTCAGCTTATACGGCTGGGCAAGTTCTTTGGTTGAGCCCAACTACTGCTGGTGGATATACTACTACAAAACCAGTAGCACCTAATCATGCAGTGTACGTCGGAATCGTTACTTTAGCAGCTACGCAGGGAACGATAGAAGTTAAGATTCAAAACGGATATGAACTTGATGAAATACATGACGTTTTAATCACTTCGAAAACAGATAATGACGGATTGATTTATGAATCATCTTCGGGGCTTTGGAAAAATAAGCAGATAACTAAAGCGATGGTTGGATTAGCAAACGTTGATAATACTAGCGATTTAAACAAACCTATCTCAACGGCTACTCAAACGGCTTTAAACTTAAAAGAAAATACAGCGAATAAAAATACAGCTAATGGATATGCGGGACTTGGAAGTGACGGGAAGTTAATATCAAGCCAGTTACCTGCTATTACAATAACAGATACATTTGTTGTAGGTTCTCAAGCGGCAATGTTAGCATTAACCGCAGAGACAGGAGATGTAGCAGTGAGGACTGACGTAAACAAATCATTTATATTAAAAGGAAGTTCAGCGGGAACTCTAGCCGATTGGCAAGAATTATTAACACCAACGAGTTCAGTTACTTCCGTATTCGGTAGGCAAGGTGCTGTAACGGCAAATAATGGAGATTATACAACTGCATTAGTTACCGAAACTACAAATAAAAGATACCAAACGGATATTCAGCAAACCTATAACGATGCGACTAGTTCAATCCAAACTCAATTAAATAGTAAAGCAAACGATAATGCAGTTGTTCATTTAGCTGGTAGCGAATCCGTTACTGGAGCGAAAACATTTACATCCGCACCGAGTTTTGATAGCAATATTTATTTAAAACATTTAACAGGATGGAGTAATCCAGCTGGATATACAGTAATTGGCGGAAGGACAGATGGTTTTTTATTATCTGCAAGCTCAACAAAATCTGCTTTAATAGGATTAGGTAACTTAACTCAAGCATGGACGTACGATTTTCCAAATAAGTCAGGAACATTTGCAATGACTTCCGACGTTCCTACTATCTCTGGAACAACTAATTATGTAAGTAAATTTACAGGGGCTTCTACTTTAGGAAGTAGCACAATATATGACAATGGAAGTGGTATTGGTATTAATACTATTGGACCAAATTATACAACATCAGGAAGAGGTGTTATTGACATAAACGGAAGTTCTCAATCAATGTTGGCTTTAAGTACTGCGGGAGTTGGAAAAGGATTTTTATTTCATACAGGTACAGATTTATTGCTTTCAAATGAAACAAATGGGGCAATTAAATTTAATACTAACGGAAGCCAAAAAATGGTAGTTGAATCTGGTGGAAATGTAGGTATTGGAACCGCTTCGCCAGATATATTTGGAAGATTTTACGATAAAATTGTAGGTATAAATTCTGCTACAGGAGTAGCTAAACTACAGATTAACGGAAGTAGTTATTCAGGTATTGATTTTGGACAATCTGGAAGCAGATATGCCGAAATAAATTCAGGTAGTTCAAATTTAGATATCGGAACTGTTGGTGCTTTACCTATTTATTTTAATCCAAATGGCTCTACAAAAATGGCTATTACTTCAAATGGGGATGTAGGTATAGGAGTAACATCTACAAGTTCATATAAATTATATGTTGCTGGAGGACAATATGGAACTTATTTAAGAGGTGGAGATTTAGGAACTGGAAGCGCAGCATTAAACGTGGTAAAAGCTGACAATTCAAGTTCTCTATATGTTAGAGGTGACGGAAATGTTGGAATTGGAACTACAAGCCCTGTATATACTCTTCATGTTAATGGTACTGCTGGTTTTAGCGGACAAATAAACTCTGATTATAGACTTGCTTTACCTAATTTAATAATGGGGTATTGGGATAGTACAACAAACAGAATAGAAAGTACAACAAGACCTTTATTTATTACTAGTTATTCGCAACCTATTAAAATGGGAATTAGTGGAAATAGCAATTTTACAATAGAAACTACTGGAGCAGCAACATTTACAGGCTCAGTTA